CCACCAGCTGTGCGCAATAAATCATTTTGTGCGTCTTGTTCGTTGTTTAACCTCCGCTGTACATCTACAAGTTTTACAGCAATTTTTAGAGCGGTGTCTGAAGAACTATTAGTTTTGTCTAGAGCAGCCTGCAGGCTTTGTTGACGCCTGCCCAGATTGCTGACAGTTTCATTAAGCTCGTAAATAACGCGACGGTACTTTTCGACGACTGCAGTCGCAACTTCAAAGTTGTCTATAGAAGCAAATGCCGAGTCAAATGCTCCCGTGTACTGAGAGTAAGCATTGACTAAATCTTTTATTGGAGCTTTCGCGTATGCGGCAGCTTTACCCAACTTCAGCGTATCGGCAGCTGCTCTAGCCAGCTGAGGACCAAACGCAAAAAGCGCCGCTGTGCCAATCGCTATTTCGCTGCTTAGTACCGCGTTTTGCGCTACAAAGCTAGCAAGGCCATTTGCTGCATCTACAGCTGCTACGCCTACACCTGTAAGACCCCCTTTCAGCCCTATAAATTTACTTACCCCGACGGCTGCTTCTACAGCAGCTATCTCAACACCCAGTTTTTTCCAATTCTGAGCTACATAACTTACTGTATTACCTACATCTTGGGCGCCTTTCTTAATTATGTCCCAACTACGTTTAGCGTCTCGCGCCTCCGTCCGTAAACGCCCACTAAAATCTATGTTTATGCTGTTTTTACTAATATTACTTATAGCCTTTTCAACTCGTGCAACGCCGGCTAAGGCTTTCTCGACCTTTGCGCTTAAGACAATGTCGGCGTTAAATTCAGCCAAGGTCCTGCTGCGACTACCGTTCCAGTCAGTCTAGGGCTTACAAAAAAGCCGCCTTAGCGGCGGCGTTGGGCTTTCTTCATTGCCTTGTCCTGCTCGCTGTTGAGGTAGCCGAAGTACAGAGACCACAGAACGATCTCGTCTTCGGTCACCTCGTTGAGCAGGCGGTGGAGCGTGTAGCCAAGCTCCTTAGCGACGCCGAGGCAAAGCAAAAGCCAGTTGTCTTTGGCTAGCTCCCTAGCTGCCTCTTTTCATGTCGAGGGGCTCTTCCTCGTCAACTCCGATTACGGCAAGCATCAGGGCTTGAAGGTCGGCGTCCCGGATTTCGTTCTTTAGGGCGGCGACGTCGCCGGCGCTAAACAGCGGCGTGCCGTTTTCGTCCAGCGCCTTACGCACCAGCAGCTGAAGGGCAAAGGCGGTGGGATCCTCGGAGCGGGCGTCCTTTTTGGCCCGGTCACGCTCGGCGGCAGTCAAAGGCTTGACGTACATCTCCACGATGTCGCCAGTCGAAAGCTCGACAGTTTTGAGTACAGGATCAAGCCGTGCACTCTTGACCAAACGGTCGATTAGACGTCCCGAAGCCATAAAACTCCTAATACATTAAAAGCATAGCGCATTAAAAAAGCCCCACCGAAGTGGGGCCAAAACCCTGGGGTTTTATCAGCCGACGGCGTTGCCGAAGATGTTGGTGGGGTTGACGATGCTGAAAGCCAGTTCAGCAGAAGTGGCGTCGTCGGGGTTGACGCTGACACTCATGCTGTTCAGGCTGACTTCCGACTCGATGTAAAGCGAGTTGGCATCATCCACACCGCCAGCACCGTCAGAAACGGTGTTGACGTATAGCTTCACAGCAGCGCCTTGCTGGTTCTTCAGGAGCACATTGCTCAGAAGACGGTTGGCAAGAGCGGTTTGATCGTCAGTGAAATAGACGGTCATGCTGCCCGTACCAGAGGCAAAGCCTGCTTGGGTGGTACGGAAAGAAGCCCACTTGCTACCAACGCTGGCGGTGGAGCAAGGAAGGGTGGTGACGTCCAGTTCTTCGCGCGTGATTTCCACGGAGAACTCACGCACCTGGCAGACCACTTGGAAATCAGCCATGTCCACTTTGATGTGGTTGGCTGCACCAGCAGTGTCGGCAGAACCAGTGCCGCCGTCACCGTTGAGGGTGATGGCAGAACCACCGGAGGTGGCAGACACGCTAATGGCAGTGGCGGAGCGGGTGACGACGTAGTAGGTCGTGCCAGCAGTCAAAGCAGAGTCGAGGTTGGCAGTGCCCTCCTCGGTGAACTTGACAGCGTCACCAACCCGAAAGTCGTTGCTGCTAGGAACGGTGATGCTCGTTCCAGCGGCAAAATCGGTGTAGTCAAGCAGGCAAAACTCGGTGCCGGCGGGTTGGAAATAGATCGAACCCTCCTGACCAGTCAGCGTGCTTGTCGAACATGCGACAGGCATTGGAGTACCTCAAAAAACAACGTGGGGGCGTTTTGGGGGCGGAGGGCACAGCCCTACTAAACCGAGTTTATGGCGATTATGCGACGCTCGCTACTACACCACAACTCATGGATACTACAAAATAAGGTTGGTCTGTTAGTGGGGTAAAGTCTGGGCCTGTTATTGGATTTACGCGGCCTAAAACCCCGTTGACTCTGTCTGATGGACGATCGTTTAGGGCGTACAACGCCTGCATAACCTCGGCAGCAACTGTTTGGCCTCGCGCGGGGCCAAAACCTTTCTCTAAGTAGACCTGGATAGTCAACGAAGCTCGGAGATCTTCAACTGCACAATCCAGTGCGGGAACTGCTGTAGTACCAAAGTTAAACCTAACTACCGCGTACTCCAAGTCCGCTCCACCGTCTGGTACAAGCTGGTTCTCGTACCGAATAGGAATGCTGAACCCCGAAAGCACCGTTTCAATCGGTGCTTCAAAATAGCGACGAACGGCTTGAAAAGTCATTTGCTTTTACGGGCGACTTCGTCAACGGCTGCACCAAGAACAAGAACCATTGGGCCGCCTTCGACAAACCTGTTAAACCAGCCCTTAGGGACGTAATTCAGCGTATTGCCGGCAGCGTTGCGATCGGTGCCTGGAGCGTCAAATGCAATAGCCCGATGCTTTGAAGCGTTTCCAATGGTGTAACCCCTTGGATTTCGACGGTTTTCACGGGGCACATTTGCTGGAGAAATCTCGCGCGGTTGAGGTCGGGGTGTCTTAGGCAATGAGTCATAGATAGCCGGAATGTCGGTTTTACCACTTTTCACTTCCCAGCTTTGCTCAAAACTACCCGTCCAATAAGGGCCTTCGTTCTTAAGCTCATTAACAATTTTTGCGGCTGCTACCTCGTTTATCTCTGCCGCCTTCTCGCGGACAAATGCTTTAAGTTGGTCGCCGAGCTTTCTGCGTGCCATTACTGGGGCCTCGCAATGATGACGTAGAAGACCGGGTTGGCGCCTCGGTAGGTTGTCGGGTCGATTACCTTCATCGTTTGCGTTCCACCGTCGTAGGGGACTTCGAAGTAGTCGCCGGTGGTGACGTAGTTGTCGTCGATTTGCCCGGGGTCCAACAGGATCTTGACGTCGTTTTCCTGGTAGAGACCGCCAAGCTCTTGGATTTTGAGCTTCGTGATGACCGCCTTGACGTTGTAGGACGTCGTGGTTTTGGTGACGGCGCCGGTGTCGGCGTTGTAGGTCGAGCCGGTTTGCTGCACAAACACCACGTCTTGGCCCCACTCCTGCATGAGGGGGCCGGGAATTGGTCCGAAAACGTCGTCGACCTTAGACATCAGTTGCGGTACACACGGAATTGACCGGGTTGGCCACCAGCCCAACAACCGAGCCAGTTCTTGAGCCAAGGAACCTGTGAGAACAGGTCGCCGCCCTTACTGCCGGAGCTGGAGGCGTTCTCGAAATACTCGACCTCAAGAACGTCCAACTTTTGACGGCGGACTTGGGCGTCTTTGCCGCCCGTTGAGTCCAGCATCAAATTTGGGTCTTGGGAGAACTGGTACGCCAGCTCTACCGTCGCGGTTTGGACTTCGTAAGGAATTGCCGTACAAACCGCTTTAACGCCGTCGCAGGTGACGTCGCTACGCGGCCATGCAAGGCGTTGCGCAAGGTCCTCATCGTCCGTCGCCGGCGTGCACCTCTTGCCCGGCCACTCCAACGTCTCCAGCCAAGTAGTCGACGTAATAAGCGCCAGTTTTCGCGCATCTTCAGTCAGAGCAAGCCAAGTCGCGCCCCACTGCACGTTTTCCGCGTAGGCGTCAGCAAAAGCCAGGTCGACGTAGCTGTTGCTGGTGGATCCCCCAAGTGTCGCTACTAAAACGGGGGCCATCAGATCACCTCAGTGTGCGTAATGACGAAACCTGATGCGATCAGGAACTCTTTCATCTTACGCGCTTCATTGATAGCGCAATAGAACAGCTCAAAAACGCCGCCCTTGTAGGCGTGGATGCGGACTTGGTTGATCACAGCCGAGGCTTCGGGGTGTCAGAACAAAACCCTAAACGCGCCAGGCTCAACTGCTTTTCTTTTTGCGCTTTGTAGCGGGCTTCTTTTTCTTGGCTTTGGCTTTCTTTTCCTCGGCGGCAAACTTGGCGGCCACGGCTGGCTCGTTCGCGTAGAGGTAGCGACGCTGCTTCTCGGATTTGAACGGCATAAAAAAGAGGGGCCGAAGCCCCTCCAGTATGAACATTCCAGACTGAGTATGACTCAGGCGACGGTGCCACCGAAGGGGCTGTTCACAACCAGCTTCACAGCAGGGATCATGCGGCGATCGTTGAACGCCAGGGTCCAGTTGGTGCTGGTAGCAAGAGCTGCGTTGGTGGGGTTGTCGGCAGCGTTGTTCCAGGACACACCAGGCAGGTGGTAGACGTGGTGGTAGTTCACCGCGACCAGATCCTGCAGGCTGGGCACGTTGCGCTCCGACTCGATCCGAAGGGGCATTTGCTCGCCTTCGTAGATCGCGCCATCGCCAAGCAGATAGCAGACGAACTGCTCCTGTTGGCCGGCGGTGCCTTGGATGGGCAGCTGGGAATCCACGATGACGCGGAGGCCCATGAAGTTGCCGACGTTGGTGTTGGTGAGGCCAACACCGCCGCCACCCCAAGTAATCGCGCCAGCGGCTGCCAGAGCGGAGGTGGAGAAGGTCAGAGCGCCAATCTGCTCCAGGTACGCAGCCACGGTGGGGTGGATTGCGATGGTGGTCAGATTGTTGCCACGCTCGCCAAGGAGGTACTTGGCCTCGGTGACGGTGGCGGCACTCAGATAGTTGGCTTCTGCTGCACCAGTGGTGACAGAAGCGTCCAGCTCGTTGCCGTTCAGAGCGGTGGTGAAGATGCCCTGCAGCATCGACACCAGCTTGGCGGTGCGCTTGCGGTTCAGGTCGTCAGCCAGCTGGCTGCGCATGAAGGCAAGAGGATCTTCACCCGAACCGAGCTTGCTGAGGTCGTCGGCGGAGTACATAAAACCACGATGCGTGATCGTGGCGTACTGAGTGCCGGCGGTGACGTTTTGGCTGGTGAAGTGACCAGCGCCGCTGGTTCCCCAGGTGGCGTTGGACTGGATGACTTCCTCAGTCGCGTTGATCGGATCGAAGAACGGAGCTTCGATACGAGTGCCGATGGTGGCCTGCAGGCGAGGATCGCGGCGCAGAACACCTGACTTGATGAAGTCAGACTTCTCGTAGATCGCTTCCTGCAGATAGCGGCGGAAGGGAGCAGAAGTCGCTAGGCGTGTAGCAGACCCAATATCGCCAAGAAAGGTCGAATCGGGATCAAGGTTTCCGAGATAAGTTCCCATCGTTCGTGGGGGTAGTGGTTAGCAGCATCGCCCCACAGGGGCTTAACCCGCAGATGCCTCTTGCTTTAGCTGTTTCGCAAGATCGGGGTTGCTCATCTCCAGATTCACGATTTGCGTAATGTTGCCCGTGCGATACGGGTTGGACATGCCGCTCGTCGCAGCTGGAGTGGCTCGGGGTGAACCGATACCGCCAGATCCGCTGGCGCGGAAGAAATGCTCAAACCCGCTGTTGGGGTTCCGCAAGTTTTGAAGATGTTGCTGTAGTGGAATCTCCACGCCCCCATGGATAGCCACAACCGTCCCATCCTTCACTCGCAGATTGCCTTGCATCAGCGTGTAAAGCTGATCTGGGGCAAAAACCCCCTGTTGGGTCATCGCATTCAACGCTTGAGCGCGAATCGTTTGCTGCTGAGTCTCTTGCGCTTGCCGTTCCAGCTGAGTTTGTAGCTCGGCGATGGTGGCTTCACGCTCGGCAACAGTGCGTGTTGCCTCCTCCCACAAAGTTTTGAACTCCCCGGCGTCAGCAAGCTTTTTCTGCTTCTGCTGGGTGCTCTGCTTTGTGAGGTTGCTCAGCTGATCCTGCAGCTCCTTGAATTTCTCCTGGTCTTTGCGTCGCTCACCGATTAACTCGGCGTTCTTCGCTTTCAGGAGTTCAAGTTGCGCAGAAAGGTTTGGTCCCGGCTCCGCTGCCACAGGCTGCGTCCCTTCGGTCTCCACAGGAGTGATGGGTAGGGTTGATTCTTCGCTCATAAATAGGGCGCTAAAACAAGACCACAGGTCTTAGCCCATAATATAAGCACAGTATTGAGTGTCCGATGGCTGAAAAGCGCTTTTCTATCGCGGGCGTCGTCTTCAACGACAACGCACCAGCCGAGGTTGTTGCTAAGCCTAAGAAAAAGGCCGCAGCAAAGAGCAAAGCTCCAAAGCCCGAAGCTGAAACTACTGAAGTAGTGGAACAGGGTGCTATGGAAGAGGCCGGTGACTCGGCGTCAGACGCGGTCTGAATCTTGGGTCCAAGGGGCGTGGATACTCATGCCCCCTCCAAGCAAACGGCTCTCGCCCGTTTGTAGCTCGTCGTCAATCGGCTCATTAACGACAACAGGGTCTGTTGTTTGTGGCTGAGCTTCGTGCCAGTCCTCGATGGCGCGGTCTAGCCGAGGTTTAAGGGTGGCTTGGAACTTGAAGTCCTTTGCCGCCTGGTGGACGTTGTCGCGCCAGTCCCTCGTGCTAAACCGCACCAGCCAGGTTGGGGTCAGGACTTTTTTCGGGAGATGGCGTTGAGGACGCTGATCACCAGCTGGACCCAGCTGTTGCTGCGGATGGGCAGCAGGGTGAGAATTTCGCTTCCGGCGGCAGCCAAGATTGCGACGACGGCAATGGTGGTGGGATCCATAAGAAGTACTTGACTAGTTACAGTTTATTGGGTTTAGGACTTAGATAGTTCGCGCTTTAGGTGCTCTAGGAGGGCTTTTTCGTAGGGCTGGAGCTGGTTTCTGTCCTTGAGTTCCAGTTCGAATATGCGGAGCTGGATTGTTTTGTAGTAGACGTTGTTGACTAGTTGCTTGACGTCAGCGGCTTTGGCGTAACGCATCTCGACTGCTGTTACGCCGCCTGTTAGGGATAAGACGATGGCTAGCGTTACCGCCAGCGTCTCAAGAAATTGGGGGGATCGGTTGTTCGACCGGTCTAGAGACATCGCTTTCAGTACGAAGGCGTTGAATAGCCCCCATCTCCTTTTCAATGTCAAGATTATCGGGAAGAACTTCACCCCGCTGGAGGACTCGAAGGAATGTTTCATCGGTCAGACCTCCGCGAGCGTTGATGTCGTTGAGAACCGCAACGTCTTGCCCAATCAAACGATAGAAGTCAAACTCCCGATCCAGCACAATTTCGGGTGGTTCGACGCCGAGATAGGCGGCGGCAAGGGCAAATGCCTCGTTTAGAGCGCTTTCCATCTCCAGAGACAAGATGGCGAGAACGCTGTTGGCCTGGGATTGGTCGACTCGTTTGGCGTCGGCGGATTCCGCAACGAATTTTTGGCCGAGCAGCTTTGTGACGCCCAAAGTCGCCATTTGTTGCTCAAGCTGCTGAATTTCTTCGCTTTGGGAAGAAAAACTGGTGGCGTCGGACTGGATGTAGTACGCCTTGTGGCCTGGCTCCATTGAAATGCCGTAGTTCGGGCCGACCGAGGCGCTGGATGCCTCTTCGTCCCAGCCCTCTAGAACGAGGGTGGGCATTGCGGCGATGTGGAGGGCGTGGATTAGGTCGGCTTGGCGTTGGTAGTGGGTGATGTTGAGGGAGGCGATGTCCTGCAGTGGGGGCTTGCTCAGCAACATGCCCTCGCGGGAGGCGTAAATCGGGACGAGTGGGATTTCTTCGACGCTCAGCGTTCCGCTGCTGACGATGTCTTGGTTGGGGGTGCCGGTGCCGCGCTCGTAGGTTTCGTAACGACCGGGGTAAATCACCGTCATTTGCTCCACCTTGTCCTCGCCAAACTTGCCGGCGGGGCGAGTAATGATTTGGTGGATGCGGACTTGGGAAAGTGGGGCGCTTGGTAGTGTACTTTCCTGACGCCAACCCCAGATTTGGGGGGCGTCGATGTGGTTGAAGTAGGGGCGGCGGCTAAGGGCTCGTTCTTCCGCCAACGTCAACGCTCCAGGGTCTTTGGGGTAGTCGACGAGGATGGCGCTGTGGCCGTAGGTGAGCGCCGAAATCATGGCGCGACGGGCGTATTCGTTGATAGAGGAGCCCAGACCGTCGACGTTACGGGCGAAGTCTTGCCAGTATTCGTTGCCTATTACTTTGACCGGGCGGCGAAGGACGAGGCCGGCGGCGTTTTCGAGGATTCGGACCGTAAATGGGGAGAGGACGCTGCGGCGAACGCGGGATCTCCAGGCGTCTTCGTCTTCGCGGGGTTCTTGGGGAAGGTAAGAAGCGGCGTTTAGGCGGATCCAGTCACTGCCGTTGGTGACGGCTTCCATGATCTGCCAGCCGTCTGACATCGCCGCGACGTCCGTGTCTCTATAAAACGGATCGTCGGTTGGCGATGCGCCGATCAGGTAGTTGCCGTATGAACTCTGAAAATCGTTGCTGGGATACACGATTACAAACCTGATACGGCCCTTACCGCAGTGTACTCAGCAATTAGCCGTGGTAAGCAACACCGATGTGGGCCACAACGCTTGGCGTTCCACTCGAAATGGATGCGATGCGCATACGGATGCGGTTTGAGGGTTTTCCGGTGTAGAAGTAGATGTATTGGCCGTTTGAGTTGATGGTTTTGCTGGTGTCCAGCTCAAACCAAGTGCTGCCGCCGTTGAAATTGGCTTCGAAGGCCAGGGTGAAGTTCGCTCCACCCGTTACGACGGCGGCGAAAGTGAATTCGCTGCTGTCGGCGTGGACTTCGAGGGAGTCGTTGACGGCGGTAAGAGGGGTGGATTCGTGATACTCAACTAGGTTTGTACCACGGGCGACGGTAAGAGCCATGTCGCACTACAAAAAGTTCTTAGTAACTACCATACGCGGTAATTTGTGGTGCCGATGGCGCGGGGCTTGGCCAGGTTGAATTTCATTAGGCATAAGTAGCCCAAAGCGTCGAAAAGGTGGTCTACGCCTAGCTTTTTGTTGGGGAGGCCGTTAGCGTCGTAGGTAAGCGTACGGAGAGACTTAATAGTCTCACGGCAGCGGGGGTGGATGCGGAGGCGGCGGACGCCCGCGTCGTCCAAAACTGCCGTGTTGATGCAGTTCACCTTGTCCCGGATCTTCCAAGGAGATTTGGGGGTGCTTACTTTGAGGCCCGCTTTGCGGAGAATTGCGTGGTCGGTTAGGCCGACACCAGCGGTTTTGCGGGCGGCGCCGGTTGGGTCGGGCGATATGTCCTTGCGACGTTCCAGGCCGAATTTGGAGTTGAGGTGGTCGGCGATTTCCCAAGTGGTCGCGTTGACCATGATGATTTCGTCGAAAATGTGGAGTTCGTCTTCGACGCGGACGCCGCAGACGCAGGACATGTTGTCGACGTTGAAGTCCAGGCCCAGGTAAAGGGTGAGTTCGGGGATGTCTTTGACTTCTTTGGAGATGTTGTCTTCGGAGAAGTTGACGGCGACGAGGCCGGAGAGGTTCTCGAAGGAGGCTTCAAACTCTTGGCGGAAGGTGCGGGGGTCGAGTTGGGAGCGGGCGGCTTCGACTTCCTCAGGTGGAACGTTCCCACCTTCGATGGTTGTGTAGCACCAACGACGCCACCCGTGCTCGCGGCCTTCCTCGTCCGCGTAGCACCATAGGTCGTAGAACCAACTCGCCGTTCCATCCGGGGTGCTGATGAATAGTGCCCATCCCTGCTTGTCGGCTAGCGCAGGGCGGAGCACTTCGAACCACACGCCGGGGTCCATAAAGGCAGCTTCGTCCAAAACCACACCGCTCAAGCTGCGACCTCGTAGTGCGGTGGCGTTTTCGGTGCCTTTCAGCTCGATCACGGACCCATTCACGAGTTCGAGCTTCAAGTCGGTCTCGTTTTTGCTCTTGACCCATTGCGGTGGCACCAGCTGTTTGAGCGTTTTCCACGCAATGTCCTTCGCCATCCGGTAAGTCGG